TGTCTCTATTCCATCTTCTAGTGTTTCCACCAAAGGTTCTCCAGCCAAATTAAAAGAAGTATTGAACAATATAGGAATATCTTTGATTTTATTAAACTCGGAAATCAAATTATAGAAGTGTTCATTTTGTTCTTTGTCAACGGTTTGTATTCTACATGAACCGTCATTATGTGTTATTGCAGGAACTTCACCATGCTTCGATTCATCGAGATTCATTGCATACATCATAAATGGGGATTCTTCAAGACCCCGAGTTTCAAACCATTCTGCAAAATGTTCTTTTAGAATAGTCCCTGCAAACGGTCTGAACCATTCTCTTCCTTTAACTTTATTGACATGAGACTTACCGTCTACATCAGTCGGATCGTATAAAATAGAACGATTACCAAGTGCTCTCGGACCAGCCTCAGATCTACCTTGAAATATAGCTACTATTTTTCTATTCACAAGATGTTCTGCAACTTCTTTGTATGAGGTATCAGATACTTTAATCCCTTCAATTTCGTCTAGGTTATCATAAGTCTCGGTTGTAACCCCCAAATATAAAGACTTTAAAGGTCTAATTGTAGTATCTTCAGTTTCTTTATAATGAACCATTTTGGCAATACCAATAGAGGTTCCTCCATCGTGCGAAGTGGGATCCACATAGAGATTGATATCAGGAAAACGTTCCTTGAAATAATAATTCGCTACACAATTTAATCCATACCCACCAGACAAAACGACATTCTTTTCATCGGTCTCAGACAATACTTTCTCTATTAAATCTCCAACCAACTCTTGAGTATCATTTTGGATTTTCCACGCAGCATTCTTTTCAAGGTCTGTAAATTCTGTCGTGCATGTGGATTCTTCCTGACATTGATGAGAATGATCATTTCTTTGCATAACATCTGGACTTATATATGCTCCAGAGGGATATGATGGTATAAATACATTCTTGTTAGATTTACCTTCAGTAAAAAAATCTGGTAAGGATTCATCTGGCCCACCATACGCAGATAATCCCATTGTCTTCCCTGCTTCAATGAAATGAAACCCAAGCCAATTTGTCACAGCTTCATATGATTTTACAATAGTAACTCCAGATTTAATCTCCATACCCTCTGATACATGACCCACAAGATCATTTGTACCATATTGTTTATGAAGTGGCTCAAATTTAGAGGGATACTCACAACTAAAAACAGTTTCGGTTTCAAATCCAGATACTTCATTTCCACCTTCTTCAGCTGAATATGTATGATGTGACCCCGAACCATCGATGACAATAGCTATTGCAGTTTCGAATCCAGAATTATAAAATGCAGTAGCAGCATGACCTTTATGATGCTGTTCACCTGCAGATATTAATTTAACTTTCGGATTGAATTTTCTTACCAATGCTGTATATGGATCTTCACCCGTCCACGGCAACTTAGGATTATTTGATGATGTTCCACCTATAATAAGAGTATCAACCCCCTCTTTAATTGCCTCAAGCATTCCACGAAAAGGATTACCATCATATTTCTGTCTACTTAACCTTTCTTCTTCAATATAAAATTTAAGTTCACCATCCACAACATATGCGGCTGATCCATTATGACCTTGATTAATTCCTAATACTCTCATTTCACTTTTTTCTCTATGTCTTTAACAATATTTTTATACATAGCATCGACTTCTTTTGGTGTGAATTCCATGCATCTATCATTTAATCTGTCTGCTAAATGAGAATCAAATCCACAAATTCTGAGAGGTGAATATTCCTTCGCTATACTTTCATTCTCAATAATATTAAAATAATCTGGATATGATGTGTTTATTGCAAAGGTAGATCCGATTATAATAGTTCCTGGTATATTAAATGCCCGAGCCATGTGCTGACCCACCGAATCACAACCAATAAAATAATCTGATGCATCAATAATAGATGCCCACCCACGAAGGTCTGTTTCATTTTTCGCTGTGTAATCTTCTTCCACAGCAATATTGCGTTCACCGAAAAATATAAGATTATATTTAACAGAGAGTTTTTTAATTAGGGCAACATATACTTCAGGGTCAATTGATCTAGAAGAGGTATCAATTATATCACCGGATATATTATCTGCTGATCTACCAAATGGTTGTATAACTATAGTTTTCTTCTTTTTCTTAACTTCCTTAACTTTTTTAATAAATTCTGCTGCAGTTTTTTCTTCCCTTTTATCTAGAACCATGTATAAAGTTTCTAGATCGGAATGATCTGTAGTTGAATTGATTATTTCATCAAATGATTCTGCTAAAGATATTTTCTGATTGTAATAATTTGGAACTCTGTATGGTTCCGGACTTATAACAATATCACGATCTTTCATTTTATTTTCGAAAACACCCTTCACATCAGAAGAATAAGTTATATTCTGAAGTTCTGGTATACCAAATAATAGGGTATCCCATCCACCAATAAGAACAACAACATCATCGTCCTTATTATTTCTGACATATTTTAGTAATGCTGGTATGGCAGCTAATATTCTACCAGCACCACCGTCAATCATAATTGCAATTTTCTTCATTTTCACCTCAATTTGTAATTGTAGAATAATTTATTTATAAGAGTACTATGGGGGATCCATTCCCGAATTGTTATTTCCATTTAAATCTAGAGGCCAATCTCCATACTCTAAATCTGGCCAATTTGCATGTTCTGGTAAATCTCTGAGGGATTGTCTATAGATAATCCATTTAGACTTAGTGTCATCATTCATAGTTCCTTGAATATCTGCAACTTGAGTCCAATCACTTTGAAATAATTCAAAGTTTCTTCTGTCCCTATGATATTCGGCGGATTCCATCAATCTTTTCGTCTCATTCTCTGCCAATTCCTCTGCCAATTCCTCCGGAGTTGGATCTGGGGAATCTACCCATAATAATTTACCATTTATTATTGCTTGGTGTCTACTCATCATTCATCCTCAATACAAGATGGTCCGGTACTTTTTAATTTACCCAGTAATTCATAACCTCCCCAAATAGGTCTTTGGCAGCAATGAATTCTTAATTGCATTTGATCGAAATTATCCCACCAAAGTTTAGTGCCGGGCGAATTCCCTGTGCAACAACATCCGTCACATACGAAGAACAAATAATCATTTCCCTGAAATGTATGACAATTTCCTTGTGCCGAAAATGCTTTATTTTTCCATGTCCCACCAATAAAATCGCAGCAAGATCTTGGCATCGGAGTTATGTTCATTACATAACTTTTACTGCACATTGCACACCCAGAGCATGCGCCTCCTATACATAGATAATACTGATTGTCGCATCTGCATCGCTGAGTGGTGTAACAGTTACCTTGTGCAGAACTGGTATGATAATATCCATTGCACCCAGAGAACAAACATGTAGAAGTTCCAAAAGTGACACAATCCCACCAGCAACATTGGTTGGTCTTATCTACACACCACGATAGTTGTAATTCGTCATATTGAGAGAATTTCTGACCTTCCCAACGTATACACTGAACGGAGTTGGTGATATCTTCAGCATGATCAATAACGACCCATCTATTACCCTCTACTCGAGTGAAATTGTCATCTTCGTTGACACGAATTCTGGATTGTGGAACTTCCATATAATCCGATTTGAAGCTAGTAGTTTTCATAGAACTAGCTTCTATCGTAGTAGCTTCAATTGTGACAGCTGTCACAGCTTGAAAATCTCCACCGGCACTGGAAGACGATACTCCTGGTATTTTTGCTTTTTTAATATATCTAGACATTAGTCTTCGTATCCCCAAACTTGTACGACCGATTCGTTGCCACTGGTATCAGTAACGAAAATACTATCACCCGGTGGAACTACAAGACCCGATCTTTCATATCTATTAGCGTCTACTTTGATTTCTATTAAACCATCTGGTTCTAATACACTCTCTTTAAAAAATCTATTAGCTTTATTATTTATGGATTTACTGGTATCATATTCAAGTCTACTATATTCACATGTAGATGGTACAAATGTCAGACCTGATCCTACAGGATCATCGGTTATATCAGTCCATGTGGCTAAATCAGGGGATGCAAATTTATACATACACCCATTCCATGCTGTGGGTGTACACGGACATGTAGAGTTTCCCCCATGACAACATGTAGTATACTCACAGCAAGGTAACATTGAAATCCAACAGCAATCATCAACTTGATATGGTTGAGTTACAAAATCCCATTTGCTATTATATGTTCCGTATGGGTTAGAGGGTAAACCTCCTATTAGCGTTACCGGTGAAGTGCCGCTCAGATTTTCACCGTATGTAATAGCCGATCCATCAACACAAAAACACTCAGAAGCAGCAACCCCAGCTGTGTTGGTATTATCCCAAGTATCGGGTCTTTCAAATCCTTTAGCATCAATACTGTAAAATCCATTTAAATCAGAACCCACAAACATTGCAACGTTTCTACATCGAACTGGATCAAATTGTAACCACTTCATATGACTGGCAGTGTTCCAGTATACACGCCAAGCTGAGCAAGATTGGTTAGTGGTATGAAATGAACTATAAAATAAACAAGACCTTTTTGCAACGGTGTCAGCATGTACACCACCGTTGCTCAAACCATAAGTTGAGTGTACTCCCATTCGCATATTGTTGCCAGAGGCACAGCAATGGAATGCGAATATATGAAGGTCGCAACCAACGTAGGTGTGTTTTATCGAAGGGTGTATCTGACTGTTTAACCCTTTATCAACGTTTAATACACAATTTATGCAGCACTTTCCTAAAGCGGGATTTGAGTATGAGTTAGAACCGGTGTTTGAAGCCCAACCCAAATTTGATATTAGACCTTGAGGTGATCCACCGGCTTCATATGGACAAGTTTGTGCATTATTGGAGGCGCTCTCATCGGTTGCCCCATGCCCCTTATATCCATAACATGCACGCCAGCAAGAAGTGTCAGTGTTTTGCTCAGGGGTTTGTACGAAAATTCTAGCTGATGACACTGACCATTGGTCTATAGTTGCCATTTGAGCATACCTGTTGGAGCTACACCGTACACAAGAAGAATTAGCTTGCCATCGTGCGTCTAGATATCCGGTACCGCTTGCCGAAAGCGATACCGGTCCAGTAGAAGAAGGATTCGCTTTAACATCGAAAAGATTATTTTTAGTAATATTACTGAGAGACGCAACGGTATAATTGCAATAATAATCATTATTACAAACTTTAAGATACCCGATATCTCGTCCGACAGCGGCGGCGTGATCTTTTACTGAATCTAATCCCCAATTTAAATTCTCAATATTTTTACTATTATCAAATCTAGCCTTTAAATCTGAACCACAAGTCCAACCGCACTGACTGCAATTAAATGCACCTGCGTTGCAATTTGAGTCATCAGACCAATACAAATGGTTATACCGCCAAAATCGCATTGGGTTTGCACCAGTACCATATACACTACCATCGGATAATAATCCAACGGGATCGTGTGATAAAGTTCTAGTATTGAAATGCGAACTGTCAAATATTACCGAAGCCCCTCCAGCACCAGAGCTAACCGTATAGGTTTTTGATAAATCTGGATAGTTATCACATTGTGATAAAACTTCTGTGGCATCTAAATAGGGAGTTACATCCCCCGCAGTTTTATCGGAAATTTTAACCGAGTAAGTTGAGGTTTTTGTTTCATCTAGACCTTGAATATTTAACGTAACTGCTGCTGGTTTACCAGAAGAATTGGTATAAACAGCTTTAGCCCCATATCTAGGTATTCTTGTTCTTTTGAATATACCTGACATATTATTATCCTTTTATAGCAATTTCCAATCTTCGAAACTAGGTATCTCAGACTGGGTTAAAATTGACTCTTGATTATAAGTTGAAGGTAAATCCCGAAGCATCGTTCTATATTCAATCGCCTTAGCAACAACGGGTCTATCCGGAGCAACTAAATTGTCCGTATCTCTTAATAATCTCTCTCTCTTGCGTCTAAGATCGTCCCATGCATGGGATAATACCTCAGCCTCAAAATCTTGTAAAATCTCAGCTTCGGTTTTTACGATGAGGGCACCATTTACTAATTTAAAATGGGTATTATAGGGTTCACGTGATTCTAATTCCGTAACACCTTCTTCCAAAAAGTATAAAGCCTCTTTACTTCTTCCTATAATAACGTTTTCTTTGATTTGTATATACATTTTATTTCCTATTTTATCTGTTGCCGAACAATTCGCCACAACCGGTATACATCTCATGGGTCC